GTAATGGATAGGGCGTTGTTTATACAGTCGTTGGAGTATTGGGCGAAGCTGTTTCGAGATGGGCTTTTGTCTGATGAGTTTGCGCAAGATATTGCGTACGTCTTGGAGGACAAGGCGCACGATCTGAGACTGGAGGAGGAAGATGCATAGGTTCAAGGACCGAGTGCTTGGAGGCTTGATCAACTGTGCGATTTGGATCGTGGTTGTGTCGTTGATCGTTTTATTAACAGGAGGTTTGTGATGTTTAGTAAGTTACCGTTGAACCAAGCAGAGTTGGAAAACTTTGTTCTCCACCACATGCATCTTCGGACGAAAGAGGTGCGGAGCGATGACTGTGGACCGTTGTTTACAGAAGAGATGGAAGCCCAGTTAAAAGGTTTTGTTTACGCGCTCTTTGACAAGTTCGAAGAGGTGGCAAAGCAGTTCGAGGAGGCGGCGTGATGGGTAAGATGAAAGAGTTGTTGATGGAGTTGCAAGAGACGCCGATCATGGTGCCATGTCCAGATTGTTTTGGTGAGGGGGACATTGAGATTGAGGTTTATCGGCCTCACGGCCCGAACCGTGACGTTGGATACATCGACACGAGAAGCGTGATTTGTAAAACGTGCAGCGGGGATGGAGAGATTGAGCGGCTGTGTGATTGCGGTGAGCCTGTGACCAAGATCATGGGCCAAGATGCGGAGGTATGTATGGAGTGTGCCGTGCCTCCAGTATCAGAGTATGAGGATCGATTATGAAAACGTATGAGGTTGTGTGCGAGGGCGTGGTGCAGCGGTTGGTGTTGGTTGAGGCGACGAATGCCGCTGATGCGGCAAAGGCTGCACGAGAGGAGTTTTCTGCGCTTACGGGTGCGGATCGAGAGGGTGTCGCGATATTGGACATCTATAGCGAACCAGTGAAACTGAAGGAGGTTGGAGATGAAAACGAGGTATGAGGAAATGGAGGAGAAGGCTTTGGAGTTCCATCAGCAGAACCCAAAAGTCTGGACGTATTTTGTCCAATTTAGTTTAGAGCGGATTGCAAGAGGCTTCGCAGTTTACTCAGTTAATGGTATATTTGAACGTATACGTTGGGAGACTGATCAGGCGGACGTTGATGGGAAGTCTGAGTTCAAGTTGAGCAATAATCACCGAGCATTTTATGCGCGGTGGTTTATGAAAGCGTACCCTGAGTACCACGGTTTCTTTCGGTTACGCCCACAAAGGAGCAAGGCCCTACCCGCGTGGAACCTACCTGAGTTTGGGCCAGAGGATTTTCCATACGAAGGAGAGAACAATGTTCTATAAAATATGGCAGCGCATCACGAGCAAGAAGATGTCGAACCAGAAGCTAACCCGCAAGGAGCAGGTGCTTGCTGAGTTGAACCGAGGACAGGGGACCGCGCGTCAACTATCGGATCGCATGGGTTTAAAGCTGACGATCATTCGCCCTGTTATCACGGTCCTGCACAAGGAGGGTTTGATCAGGGACACTGAGGACAATGTAAATCAGGAAAACATTTGGGAGGTTGTGAAGTGACTTATCAGATATCGTGGAAGTATGAGGACGACGAGTTGTGTTTTGCCTTCTCGGAAACATTTCAGGGGATCATGTTGTTGGCGGACACGCTTGAGAACGAGGAGTATTACATCTCGATGGTGTTGGAGAACGATCCGCAGGTTCCCGAGGATCAGATCGAAAAGGGGATGTGGTTTGATCACATGCTCGACTTGATCCCGAGGAACATGACGCAGGAGGAGGGCATGGCTACTATCATGTCTGTAGCGTCCAAATGCTTTGACCCTGACCAACTGGAAGGCGTGGGCCGAATGATTGTGGCGATGGCTCGGGCCAAGGATCAAGGACCGAGGCACGTTCACTGATGGCTCGGCTAATAGGCGTGGGGCCGCAGGACCGAAGGACCAAGTTGGAAGTGGTGTGCATGGATTGTGGGGAGATATGGATCATGGGTCGGTTTCCGATATCGGTGGAACGACTGGAGTATCTGTCTCATACTGGATGTGGCACTTGTGGAGGAGAGAACATCGAGGTGTTCGAAGAATGTTTGAGGGATCCGAATGATGATCGAGTTTTTTACGATATTGGTAATTGAATACGAGGTTCAAGGTTCGCCACTCAGCGCGAATATCATCTTTGAGACGCGCGATCACTGCGAGAAAGCCTTACGGATAGATCAACTATACAATGTTTTCTATGACCGATACGAAAACACCAGTATGGGATGTTATGAGACAGGTGTAATGTCACAGTCCCTCCGTCCAAAATTGAGGCCAGAGTAATGGATGATGAACGATTGATCAGCGTGGTCCACGAACTACGCAAACTTCAGAAAATGGTAGATGATTTAGAATGGGAGGGCGAAGATGTCTCAGCCTACAAACGGGAACTCGAACACTACACCAAACTCAACGAGCAAGGGGTCTTATTCGAGCCAAAGTTCTAACGAAAGTTATAACCGTTTTGGGCAGCATAAGGACCTGTCTGACTTTCAGGCAGCGCAGTTAAGATTTTTGAAACAGGAGGTATCAAGATGTCAGGATGAACATTGGAGAACAACCGCAGACAAGTGGTCTGCGCAGCGGCTCTGGTATGCGCGAGATAATCTCAAGCGGTACGTTGAGCAATTAAGAAAACTTGGAAAAAGAGTATGAACATGAACTCACATACAACTTCAAATTTAGCGTCCCTTGCGGGACTTTGTAAGAAATCCGTTTACGTTATTAACCATGTGTCTCGAAATCAGGGGTGCGCCTTTGGCATGGACCCACAGGACGGCGAGTGCGTTTACATTCACGGCAGCTACTTGAATGACTTCGACATTGTCGAGGGAGACTTGGTTGAATGCGTTGTGGTCCCGAACCACGCAGGTAAACGAGAGGACACTCGATGGCGATGCATCAGCATGAAACACATGGGATCGATGCACGATCACGTTGAGACAGTGGTACAAGAGCCGCTGCCCGTGGAGCCAGAGGTTCCATTGGAGGACCGAGTGTTCGAGGTGTTCGAAGAGAACCCAGACACATGCTTCACCTCTCGGGAGGTGTGCGAGACGGTCTTTGATCATAAGGGCGTGAACACAGATGTCCGCGACATCCTGCGCAAGATGCATCGGGAGGGCGACATTTGTATGCTTCGGATTAAAACCAAAGCCTCGAACAAACGCGGCACGGTTTTGTGGGGACTTCATATCTCCTCGTTTGGTTTCAATGATGTTGAGGGCGACGATGAGGAAGTGGAAGTATACGAAAGCTGATTACGTCGAATGCGCAGAAGCGGGATTGACGAAAGCGGAGGCATCGAGGAAACTCGGTGTCTCACCTCAATGCATAGCGGATGCGGCAAAGAGGCACGGACTAACATTCAAAAGAAAATGTGGGCGAGGAGGGAATACAGTGACCCCAGAGCAAGAAGAACGTCTTGGAACAGCAATGAAGTTATTGGCTGTTGATGAAAACAAACGGATGCGTGATCGCATGGGCGGGACTATCGCAGTCGTGGGGCTGCAAGACCGAGAAGCGAGGATCGCGACAGGGAAGTCAGGGGGCCGTCCTCGGATGATGCTGACGCCCGAGGAGATCAAAGCGTTGAAGGAGCGCAAGCGATTGAAGGACGAGGCCAAGGAGGAACTCCGAAGGCTCGAAGCGAGGATCGCAGAATTGAAGAAGGTATAAAAGAAGGGGACCAGTGGTCCCCTTTAGTTTAATATGAGGCATTCGATGAAAAGACATGGAGCAGTTTTCATCTGATGCGATTGTACCACCTATTCGGTATCGGTCAACTTATTTCCACGGATGTCCTTTTTGTACCCACGGATTTCGTGGGGCCGCATCCTCGACCAACCGCGAGAGAAGGCACGGGCGACATCGAAGTCGAGGCCCGTGATCTCTGCGATTTCTTTTGCGACAGTGCGCTCGGAAGCGTAGCCTGTGCAACGCTCCTCAAGCAGCTTCGTTATTTTGGGGTCATAGTCAGCCATTGTCGTGCTTCTTCGCCTAGTACCTTTGCACCTAGTTCAATCTTACCTTGGAGGGAACGGACGATCTTCTCGTCGATTGTGCCCTCGGATATTAGATCGATGTAGGTCACGTTGTTTTTCTGACCAATCCTGTGCGCCCGATCCTCTGATTGGATCCGAGTTTCGAGGTTGAAGTCATTCGCATAGTACACCACGAGGTTTGCTTCGGTCAACGTGAGACCGTAGCCTGCGGTGGCTGGGTTTCCTACAAAATATTTTAGCGTGGAGTTTCCTTGGAAACTTTTCACGATATTATTTCTGGCATCGTCAGATGTGTCACCATAGTAAGCAGCCGCGCATCCTTCACCGAACTCTTTGTTGAGCATGTCGGTGATGACTTGAATGTCATGACGAAAGCGTGACCAGATGATCGCCTTACCATCGTGCTCTTCGATGATGTCTTTCAGTGCCTCCAACCGTTTCGATGGGAACGTGACCATGTCTCCGTCATCCGTCTTGAGGTGGCCCGACAGGATTTGTTGCATTCGAAGAAGCTGCGTAATCACAGCGGGAGCCGTGGTCATCTCTCCATCGTCGAGCATAACGAGCGCATGTCTCCGAATGGACTCGTACATATCCTTTTGGTCCTTGGTCATCTCGACATAGCGCACGGTGTACACCTTCTCGGGTAGATCGAGACAATCCTTTTTGAGAACCCGATAGCTAAAGCTGTCGATCTTGGCTGTCAGTTCCTCGATGTTGCGGTATCCGACAACCTGATTGAAAGACTTCGCACCCATCGATTGCTTGACGATAACAGCATATCGATTTTGGAATGCGTAATACGAATCATATCCCAGGATACCGTTCTGGAGGAAGTCAGCCTGGGCGTAAATGTCAAGCGGACTTTTTGTAATTGGTGACCCAGTTAGCAACCTTTTAAACTTGAAGCCTTGCGCAATCTTACATAGGTTCTTGGTGCGCTTGGCTGTATGGTTTTTTATAGTGGTCGCTTCATCGATAGCGATCAGGCCAGAGGCCCCAAGCGCACGACCCATCCACTCTCCTGCCTGTTTACCTTTAAGCGTGGAGAATGCTTCGACGTTCATGACAAAGATGGTCAGACCGTCGAACTTATCTTTGATCGAGCGCATCTCTTCTTGCTGCTTTTTGTTTGCACCACTGACCCAACGGATCACACGATGCGGCACATCATCAGACATATGCTCGGGGATTTCTTTGGTCACCCAGTTTCGATAGACACCCTTGGGTGCGATGACCAAGGCAAAGTTAATCTGCCCTGCCTTGTAAAGCATACCCATGTTGTCGATCAGGACCTTCGACTTTCCTGTTCCCATCTCCATAAAAAACCCAAACGACTGTCTTTGTCCCGCAAAGTCTAATGCCGTCTGTTGATGTTTATATGGAATTGTTTTGAATTTGTACTTGCAATTCATCTCAGCCTCCTTATATAGTCTTATACATGGACCACGGGGGTCCATAAATCAACCCTGAAGAGGAAAAAACTTATGACAGATATCTTTGATGACATCTTCGACGAAGGCGATGCACTTGCCAAAGTCGATAGCGGCACAGGAAAGCAGTTGAGTGACCTTGTCCGCGCACTCCGTAACGTCGAGCAACAGATCGATGACGCGGAAAACCATCTGAAAGCATTGAAGCAAGAGAAGCACAAGCTATCGGTGGAAAACATCCCTGCATTGATGGACGAGATGGGCGTTGAGCGTCTTGATGTCGATGGTCTTACCGTCGAACGCAAGATGATGGTCCACGCTTCGATACCTCAAGATCGCAAGGATGAGGCATTCGCGTGGTT